TCAGACTGCCAAATCATTACTTCCAACTCAGACTGAATCTTCTCCACCAAGTAAGCACCGAACTGCTCCTCGAAAGGAATAGACTCGTAATGCGCTCCGCTTGGAAGTTGCGAACGTAGGTAGTACCCCTCCAAAGTCTTTGGACAGAACTCCATATTCAGTTTCAGTTTAGCTGGGCTGATTTCTCTCTGAGTGAAAGTTATGTCGCCATTAGCGTTGAAAGCACAACCGCTACCATCTTGGAAGTTTACGTCAACATCCATAAGGTTGATTTTGGTCGCTCCTTTTACGCCTACTTGCTTCTCCATAAGTGAAGCTGTACGACCTCCAGTTACTGCCTTTGTGATTAGAGGGAAATTTTGTTCCTCAATGTAGGCTGTTAAGCCCGATACATCAAATGCCATTTTTTATAGTGTTTATAGGTTTATTTCTTAGTGATTGCTCGCATCTTCTCTACCATATCTGAGTAGTCGATGCCTTTGTTGAATGGGTTAGCTACCTTCTTTGAAGGCTCTTCCTTTGGAGTAGCTGCCATCTTCTCAACGATGTCGGTAATAAGCCCAACAGCTTTCTCGATGTCCGTAACCTTCTCGGTCTTGGCGAATTGAGCCGCAGCGATTTCTGACTTGATAAGTTCTGAAACAGCAGAAAGAATATCGGCTTTGAAACCTTCAGCATCGAACTTCTCCTCAGTTTCCTCAGCAGCCATTTCTTCCTCAACTTCTTCTGCTTCTTCCTCAACTGGCTCAGGAGTCATTATCTCAACGATAACACCGCCTTCAGTTCTTACAACCTCACCGCTTTCGAGTTCATGTTCTCCGTCAGGTGCTGGCACTGTTTCGCCATCCTCTCCGATAACGGCAACAGATGCACCGATTTCCAAAGCTGGTTCTACTCTTACGATAGTACCGTCCACAAGTTTAGCATCAACGAAAGCCTCTTCGGTTGTTTCGCTGAAAAGTAGTTTCTTGATTTCGGGCAATTTCTTACCCACAAGTTCTGAAATGTTCATGCGTTGTTTTTATTTAAATAGCAATTCTTGAAAGGTGTGCCACTTGGCTATGCTCTGAGTGCCTTCTCTACCTCCTCAATTATCATTTTGTCAACGTCCATTTGTCGGCTCTCGCTGAACACACCCTCAACGCTGAACCCTTTGAAAGTGCCGTCCTTTACTTGCGCCCAAACATCATCGTTATCGACTTTGTAGCTTACGAACCATGACCCGTTCGGTAGTTTGTCGAATCCCTTTGGCGTTGGCTTCATTTCATCAATCAAGAAGGATTCAAACATAAACACTCCTTCTACGTCCGTTGTGTGGTCTAAGTTGGTAGCGTTGGTCTTGCCTTCCTTCATAAACTTGTAAGCTATCTTTCTAATGGCATCCGAATCGAATACAACGTAATATTCGCGCCCGTCCTCGTCCTTTCTGTAAATGGGATAATCGGCAACCATTGCCGCGCCGCTCACGATTCTCTTTTCTTCATTTAGCGAAAACTTTTGTTTCTTATTGAACGCCATCCAATTACGCGATGTGGCTGGATGGTCAACGAGTGAAATGGCATCGAGCCCGGTTTCATGGTCTTCGTCAATTGTTAGGTAAATTACTGGTAGCTTGTTCATCCTCCGAATGTTGCTTGTGATTCTATTTGGTTTACGTTATTCTGATTTCCCGTTACTTCTGTCTCCACGACATACGCTTGAATAGGTGCGAGTTGGGCTTGTTCCACTCCTCCGAGTTCGGTAGTTCCCGCAGTCGCTTGTTGAATAGCTGGAGCAGTTGCTACTTGTGGAGCGGTTGGCGTTGCAGCACTTCCGCCCGGTACATTAGCAGAGTTTAATGTTGAAACTGCTGAAGCAATACCAGCAACAACCGCAGCGACCCCCGTAGCAATAGCCACAAGGTTACCCGGATAAGGTACACTTTGCGCCTGTGCAATTGCCCCGACTATTGCCTTTGCCGTGTCAATGGCTATTTGAGCAATGGCTAACGTCTTTTGAAGAGCCACAGCCTCTTTCGATTGGTTGCCGCTTGCCTCAACAAGTTGGTTAATGGAGTTCAGAACTCCACCTGTAGCCGTAAGGTAAGACTCTTGAAGTTTAACCTTCGCATCCCTCAGTTCCTTCTCCTTCTTTAAGTCCTCATCTCTGAACTTCTTACGGAGTTTCGCGAGTGCTTCACGCTTTGCCCCTTCTATATCTGTTTCTGTGTCCCCAGCTAAACGCGCTTGTTCGGCAAGTGCTGCGTAATGTTGCTCAAGTTCAAGGAGTTCGAGTTCTCGGTCGGACTTCTCAACCTTTGCTAACTCTTGTCGAATGTCGAACAGTTCCTTTTCAAGTGCCACTTGATTGGTCAACTGCTCCGACCTTTGCCCCTCTGTCCTTTCGTAGATGTCAACCAGTTCGGTTTGCGCTTGGATAAGACTAACGGCTTGCTCCTTTGATATTCGGTTAGCCTCAACCTCCTTCATTATCTGCTCCTCGCTCATCGCGCTGGCGTTGGTTATACCAGTGTAAGCTGCTATTTGAGCGTCTATTAATTTGAGTTTATCAGAAGCCGATTGTGTTTCGAGTTCCGTCTGTTCGGTCAATATACGACCGAGTTCTTCGTTTGCCGCAACCCTTACCGCTATCGTCTTGGTTACATCGTCCCGTATCTGCCTTTGTGCCTCCGCTTCTGCTTGGTACGCAAGTTGCCTCTTGGCTCTGATAGCTTCTGAAACCTCCGCTTTCTTCTCAAGGTTAACGAGTTTGTCAGATAACGTAATGGCATTGTTTACCGTTTGAACAACTGCATCATAAGCATCCTTGACCGTTTCAGTTATTGCGGTAATAACCTTGTCAGTCTTTGCAGCAGCATTGGCTTGCTCTTCGATTATCTCTGTTTGCCGCCTTGCCGTATCTGTCGTTATCTCAGCGACCGCTTGAACATCTCCAGTTAAAAGGTTATAGGCAACTCTCAGATTGTTAATTCCAACCATCAACTTGTCAACGGCTACAGCAACTTTACTTTGTAAGATGTCCGCTATGTCGTTGGTTATATCTCTGATGCCTTTTATCGCATCCATGAAGTCATCAAGTGCCTCTTGTGGTCGCGTGAAAACCTTAATCAACCATTCGCCAAGCGGTACGATTGCATCGTTTATAAGCTTGGTTATAATCAACTCAATGGTAACGAGTGTCTTGCCGAAGAAGTCTGCGGCTTTCTGATTCTTTCCGAGTGCATCCTTTAGGTAATTCAACGCTCCGATTATCAGCGTGAAGATTGCCGCAGCTTTGCCGACTGCCTTAATAGCCGTTCCAACTTTGTTAAACCCTCTTCTAATTAACCCAGCACCTTTCTCTGAAGCCTTGAATCCAGCCTCGATTTTCTTCGTCATCTCCTCTTGGGCAGACTTGACCTTTTCGAGTTCTTCCCTTAACGAGATTATTTCATCGCTGGCATCACCCGTTTTAACGTCTACCTCTATTGCTACTTTGGTCGCCATTAAGCTGGGATAAGTCTGTAGTTAACGAAAACGGTAATGTCGGAATCTCCAGCAGTTGGGTTTCCCGAACCCACCGATACCAAAAGCGCGGAGTTTTGTATTATTTGCGTATCTGTTGCAGAAAGACCTGTAACTGGAAGTAACTTTCTAAGTGTAGAAACGGTAGAAGCTAACACATCATCCTTTAACTGAGATTGTGTCGCGCCAGAACAAACGACATTTATATCCGTACTCGTTGCGTAGGCTGTTGTGTTGAAGTCAATCTTAACATTTGCAGAAACGACCTCAATAGCGTAACCAGCAACCGCACCGACAATGGTCAAAGGTGTAGTATTAAGCGTTAGAACGTCCGCGCTTGCAATGGTCAAAGAAACCGAACCGCCCAAACAAGTAACCCCGTTGTCGTCCCGTGACCAAAGAACCCCATCTGCTTGATTAAAGAAGAGTTCCCCTTTGTAGATGTCCGTAGCTATCCAAGTGCCATCGGTGTGGTCGTTTGAACTTGGAACGGTTGGAACGGTTGCCGTTATGGTTGACCGTTTAATCTTGATTCTTGAATCCTGTGTTGCCATTAGTCGATGCCTCCTTCTATTGTATAAATAGCTATTTCGCTAAATTGTGTCTGTACGATGTCCTCTCCACCATCCACCGTGAAGATGTTAGTGCCGCCATTCAATGCCCGGACTTCATTCAATCCACCCTCCAAAACCTCCACGTTGTCCTGTTCCTTGCCGTTGATGTAGGTGGTGTTTGACTGGGTTATAATTACGCCATTGGTATTGATGAGTTGGACGTTGTGAAGCCCTCCAATTACCTCGTTATCGTTGCCGAATATGGTAATATTCTTCGAGCCTTCTCCGATGGTGTTGCGACTTCCGACCACTTTGAAAGCTGTAACGCTCTGCCCCACGTTATTCTCCGCTCCGCTTACCTTACCTTGAAATGGCGGGTACTTGTTGCCGTTGGTCTTTATCTCGGTTGAAGGAGATGGCATCTTTTCCTTTCCCAAATAGCCCCCAGCGTTAAGGCTTCTGTCCGACTTTTTGAAGGTAACAGCCTCCTTAATCTTGATAAGTTCAACCTTCGTTAACCCCTCTTTAAAAGGATTGTAATTCATTACTTTGTTGAGCCTCCAGTAGGAGTTATCTATTACGATTTGGTCGCGGAAATCTAAGGTGTTGATGTCCGTTGGTTCAAGGTAGAACATTGCAGTCATTACCTTTGAATCTTTATCCGTTACCTCGTTGATATAGTTGCGGTGATAGATGTTGTAAAGGTTCGCGTTAGTTACTTGAATTTGGCTTATGTAATTATTGGCTTGATAGTACAACTCTAAAGGTAGCCCGAAGTTGATGTCTATCGTTGGCGTTATTGGATTGTCCCAATGTCCAGCGTAAGGATAAACATTTGTATCGAAGTCTTGAAATGGGAAGAGCCTTCTGTGCTTCCATACAGGGTTACTCGGCAGAAGTCCCCCGTAGTACATAATCCTTATGTTGGCATCCGTAGGCTTTGCGCCCTCTTCTATATCAGCATCCCAAATGGCTGGAATAACCCTATTAGATGGGTTGTCATTGACTAATGGCGAAGGAGAAAAAACCACCTCCACTTCTTTGGAACTCTGCACAAAGTCATTATCTACTTCGATTCTTGAACGCCCGTAAGCGTGTCCTCTATTGCCTTGATAGCGTTCGTTATAATAATCCCCATCCTCCGAATAGGTGTAGATGTATTCGCGGTCAGTAAGAACTCCCAAAGGTTCAAGAGTGATATCTCTGTCCCTTGCCAACTTATACGTCCAGTCCTTTGTGCCTCCTTGTGAATAGAACGTGTCCCGTGTTTCAATCAGTAGGTTCTTCTCATTGTTC